CCGTTCCAGTCCGGTGCCTGCTGCTGTGCGGCCGCTTGCCTTGCATGGAGTGCCTGGGTGCCGGCGTCCTCGGTGGGGTTGACCTGCGGGCGCTGGGCGGGTGTCTCGTCCGGGACGGCAGCCGATGCGAGGCCGTCGGCGTCCGAGTGCTGCCGGGGTGAGGTTGCGTCAGTGCCGTCGACGCCGAGCTGGCGCCACAGCCAATCCACACTGAAGTCCTTGACCGGCTTCTTCTCGCCGACCGGGACGTCCAGCTTCAGCGACCGGACGCCGCCGATGTAGGTTTCCCCGCGGGCCGGCATTTCCACGATCACGCCGACGTCGAAGGGGAGCGACTTCTGGGCCTTGACCTTGAACGTCTTGTCCTTCGTCGGCTTACCGTCGGCGTCCATCACGGTCACGACGTCGAGGCGGGCGGTGATGATGGACGGGCCGTCGTGGTTGCGGAGGACGTCGAGCAGGTCGTACCAGCGGCCGGAGGCCCGGTTCCACAGGTCGTGCCCGATGGTCGCCTCGCCATTGGAGCCCTTGCGGCGGGCGTTGGCCCGGGCTTGCGCCTCGTCGGACAGTAGTTCCCACATGCGGGTTCCGGAGTCCAGGATGATTAGGTTAGGCTTCCCGTCGATGCGGGGCTCCGCGGCCGCCTCTTCCAGCTTGTTGAGTATCCCGGCATAGGTGCCGTTATGCGGGGCGATCTCGAACCGGACGCCGGGGATGGCGCCGTACTCGTCCGGGTCATCCTCTCCGACGCCGATCCAGAAGGTCCGGCCAATCAGGTCGGAGGCGGAGGCTTTGGCGCAGGCGTAGGACTTGCCGGCCTTCTCCGCCCCGGCCAGGAGGGTGATGGGCCACGGCGGTTTGCCGGTGGGCTTGCGGGTCTGGATGCTCATCGTCTCAGGTCCTGTCGTTCTTGCCACGCGGCGATGCGGGCTTGGGATGGGTTGACGTATCCGGAGGTCACGGCCTCGCGGGTGTCGGGGGTGGGGTCGGTGTGGCCGGGGCAGTAGCAGACGTCCAGCCGGCACGTGTCGCAGCGGTACAGGCCGCCGCAGTAGCAGTTCACAGTCCGAGCCTTTCGTCGTCACGGGCGCATGCGAGGCAGGCGCAGTGGCGGCGGCGGATCCGGCGGCTGAGGGCGGCCTGGGCCCGGTTCTCCGCGGCGGCATCGGCACGGTCCGCGGCGAGAGCCCAGGCGAGCCAGACGCCGGCGCCGATGGTGGCGAGCATCAGGAGGAAGGTGTTCATGAGAGTTCCCAGCGGGTCTTGATGGTGCCGAGGGTGAGGGAGGTTTCCCAGAACATCGTCAGGAGCAGGGAGTCGCGCAGGTGCCCGGTGTTGTCCACGGTGCCGGCGTTGTTTACGGTGAGCAGCGGGTGGGTGCCGTTCTCGATGGTGCGCAGTTCCCGGGCGTAGGAGACGAGGCCGTCGACGTCGCACCATTTCAGGTCCGTGTCGGTGAGCCAGGACAGCCGCCGGGTGAGGGTCTGCAACTCTTCTTCGGACGGGCCGTGGATGCTCATCTCACCGGCGAAGTGCTTGATCTCGGCGAAGATGATGCGGGCGGCGAGGTCCTTGTCGAACAGGTAGGGGGTCCGGGTAGACTCTAGAAATGTCGTCACTGTGTGGTTCCAATCGCTAGTGATGGTGTCGAGGTCCGGGAGTTCGCGCTTCCGGGCCTCTCTTTGTTGCTATGGGAACAGCTTACATGATGTTCCGTACTGTTCCATACATTTACGGGAAAAAAGGCAAAAAATATAAGCGAGCCGCCGAACAGTGCGGAAGTTCCTCACAGTTGCTCCCACACCCCGACCGGCCGGCGCTCCACCACATACACGCCCGGGTGCGCCTCCACCCACGCCAGCGCCTGGCCCTCCGTGTTGAACCCGACCTCCGCCGTCACGTCCCCGTCCATCACCGCGTACTCCCACCCCGCCGCCTTAATCCAGCCCAGCCGGAGCATCGCCCCGACCGCCGCCGACGCCTGCAGGTCCAGCAGATGATCCGGGGAACCCGCCGCGGACTCGGAGTCGTTGATCGCCTGACGGACCGCCGCGTGCAGCTCCTCCTCCGGAGTCATGACGCCGCCCCGAACAGGTCAAGCACGTCCTGCGCGCACCGTTTGGCGATGATCTCGCAGTAGCGTTCCTCCAGTTCCACGCCGATCACCTTGCGGCCCAACGCCTTAGCCGCAACAAGGGTCGAACCGGAGCCCGCGAATGGGTCGGCCACCGATCCGTTTGGAGCCATTGAGATGATCTTCTCCATGAGTCCTACAGGCTTTGGCGTGGGGTGCCCCGTCTTGCCCGACAGGCTACGCAGCCCGTCCTTAGTCTGAATTACGCTTGAATGCCTAGTCCTCGCCCCACGCTTCCACTCGCCAAGAATGTAGATCTCTTCGTGCGAGTTGCCCCACGATGCGTCAAGATCGCCCATCCCAGCGCCGGTCCCCAAGGTCTTGTCCCAGACAACCAAGTATCGAGTGTTTACGGGTCGGGGTTCTTTCCATGTCCCGAACGCCGCCGCTGGCTTGGCCCCCCAAAGTTCAAGTACCGCATCTCTGGCGGATGTTTCGAGGTCGTTCTTGATGGCCCGGTCCTTTGAGTCCCAGCCGGATAGGTAGGCCATGCCGTATGGCGGATCGGTCACGAGCACGTCGGCGGCGAGCCATTCGCGGTGTTCGGTGAGGCAGTCGCCGTGGTAGAGGGTCACAAAGTCGTCTTGGTAGTAGAGGCTCATCGTGAGGCCCTCGGCTGTTTCTTCCGGTAGTCCTCAACATCCGTCCAGGGGATCCGGATGTGATTCGACTGCTTCCCCTTGCCGGTCTTATACGCGTTGGGGAAGTCCCCGCCGCGGGTCATGGTCCGGACCGTTTCGGGGTGCAGGCCGAGATGCTCGGCGACCTCGGACACCTTCGCGTCACTCATGCTGTTACCTCCTGGGGGATGGATCGGGCGAACTCGGCGGCGTCACGGATGGCGTCCTCGAACGTCGTCCACGTCGCAGTGGTGGATGGGGTCTTCACGTACCAAAATCTGCGAGAAGGGACCTGCACGGCGCAGCAGTCGTCTTTGCACTGGAAGACCCGGACCGGGCGCCTCATGCCGCACTCCAGACACGGCAGGCCCCGCCGGATCGGCCCGGACGGCGGGAGCGGTGGTAGCCGACGGCCCGGATCAGGCCAGCGTCGTGCGCCTCCCGGAAGACCTTCCCCCACATGGCAGGGGACGGGGGGTCGCGGAGTTCGGCACGTTCGGTGAGTGAGTAGGCGTCGAAGGGCTTGCCCTCGGCGGCGACCTTCACGAGCGCGTCCATGGCGTCGGCGCTCCAGTCGAGGTCGTCCAGCACTGCGGCCCTCATGCCGAGGCCTTATCGGCGTAGGGGTTTACTCGGTTAGGACCATACCCAATGTTGGCTTCCGTCGCGGACCGTTCATCATCGCAACCCTGCCAATAAGCCTGCTGCCATACCTCAGCCAGAGCGTTCTGATAGTAAGGCGACGCGGCCTCCAACGCGGCGCGAGCTTCCTTGAGGGCATACTCGCGGTCTTCCGGCTCAAGGTCTTCTACGTGGGACCAGAACCCGTCGAACCTCATACCGCTGGCTTCGCTGATCGCGTTTGCGGCGGCCTCTACTGCTTCATCTGGGATGGTCATGATGCTTTCCTCCTGCTGTATTCGGTGATGTCGTCTTCGGTGCGCTGGTTGCGGGCCTGGGTGATGATGTGGGCGAGTTCGTCCGGGGTTAGGGGTGTGTAGCGGATCCGCTGCCCGGCGGTCGGGCCGCCCATGATGCCGCGGGGGATGGGCTGGGTGGACATGTTCCGGCGGGTAGCGCGCCGCTGCGGCTCACTCACGCGCCCACCTCATAGACGACCGTCAGGGGGAGTGGCATGTCCTTGGCGTCGATGTAGTCGCCGGCGAAGGTCATCAGATGGAACTCTCCGGAGTCCTTGAACATCACGGTCCCGTCATCCGGGACGACGTAGGTCTGCAGGGGTCCGCCGTTGGCCATGTCGTCGTAAAGGACAACCGTCAGCGCGGGGAGCTCGCGGATCTCTTCGACGGTGGTGATGGTGCGGGCGAGATGGAGGGCGTCCAGTGCTCCACGGAAGGACCGTTTGGCATCCGCAAGGGCACGTTCGGCTTTGCTCCTGCGGTGCTCTGCTTCGCCGCGGGCCTTGGCGTGTGCGTCGCGTGCCGCGATCAGGTCTGCGCGCTGGCGTCTGGTCCATGCCAGTTCTCGGAGGACAGTCGACGGGTCCTTGCCCTGCATGTCGTCGACCGTGGCGTAGGCGCTCATGGTCCGACCTTCACGGCGGGTTTGCGGATGGACTCCGGCTTGACCCCGAGGTAGCGGGCGGCCTTGATGAGCTTGCCGTCGGTGAGGGCGCGGTAGCCGGATTCGATGTGCGCGATGCTGTGGGGGTGTTTGAAGCCGACGGCGGTGGCGAGTTCGGCTTGGGTCATTTCCTTGTTGAGCCGGAGTTGCCGGATGAGGCGGCCGGTCTTGGCGGGGTCATCGTCTGAGTGTCGGCGGGTGGATCGCCGTTTCTGTGGAGTGTTCATATACGCAACAATACGGAACACTACGGATGAATGCAAGGATGACACGGGAACACTACGAAAGTGGCATATGAACTACAAGAATGTAACTATCGAACATACTTTCGAATAGGTAGTCAGTTCCGCATATACGGGTACTGTTCCGCGATAAACGCTACTTGTAAGCCGAACTTCCGTAAGACACGATGAAGCTGTGACTGACCAAGAAGCACTTGAAATCATTGGCGCCCTCATCAAAGAAGGCCGCCTCCACAAAGACCTCCGGCAGCTCCCGTTCGCCAAGTTCGCCGAGGTCGACCCGAAGACGCTCGCGTCCATGGAAAAAGGCACCCGCGTGGCGTGGGAAACCAACCAGCGCAAGGTCGAAAAGGCTCTCGGCTGGCGTGCAGGTTCCATACAGGAAGTTCTCGATAACGCGGCGGATACCCCGAGGGAATCCGTGACGCTCGCCTCGATGCAGGAGGGCGCCGGCGAGGCGTCCTGGCAGGACCTGGACCGGGAGATTAACGGGGTGCCGGAACAGCCCGTAACACGGGCGAGCCAACTCACCGACGAGGAACTGCTCGCCGAACTTTCATATCGATTCCGTAACTATAAAAACCGGTTTCTTGGTGAATCGTAGAGGATCCGGCGGGCTTCACATGTACAGCACATACCTCTGACAAATTATGGAACAGTGCGGAACCGTGTAGCCTGTCACTCGTCACCACGGCGGCGACGATTTCAGAGCAAGGGCACCATACCGATGTTGAAAGAAAAGCCCCTGGGGGGACTGCACGAAATCACCCGTTCAGCACAAATGCACGAACGCGGCCACACCTACTACGGGACGGCCTGCGACGACGGCGCGGCCTGCGAACGGGCCGGGCGGTGGGCGGCGCGGCGGCTCATCACCCCGCGGGCACTGCTCACCGCCGCGAAAGACGAGTGCTGCACCCTCACGATCGCGGCGGCCCTGTGCGTCACCCGCACCGACGTGCTGCGCTACCTCGCCAGCCTCGACGTGGACGAATGGCTCATCATGCAACGCCTCATCGGCCACGAGCTGCGGTAGCCATGGCCAGATTGGAGGACCGCTGGACGAGGAAGGACCGGACCCGGACCGCCGAGTACGGGACCGGGAAACGCTGGCGGGCCGTCTGGACCGAGGGCGGGCAGGAACGGAAACGCTCCTTCACGCTCAAGGACGCCGCCGTGAAGTTCCTCGCCGACAAGACCCTCAACGGCCCGGCGAACCCCGCCGCCGAACTCACCATCGGGCAGATATGGCCCGGCTACCGGTCCACGAAGAACAGGATCGGCGCCGGGTCACAACAGGCCTATGACGCGGCGTGGACCCACCACCTCCGGGGCCGGTGGGAGGACGTCCGGGCGGCCGACGTCACCGCGGCGGCGATCCGGGAATGGATACCATCCCTGCTCACCATCCACGGCAAACCCCTCTCCGCCGCCTACGAGGGCTACCTCATGGGCGTCATGAAAGCGGTGCTGGAACATGCGGTGGAGTTGAAGGCCATCACCGCTAACCCGATGGCGAGGGTGAAGCGGCGGAAGAAGCGGACCGTGCCGCGCCGCTACCTGACAGTGGCGCAGGCCGACGCGCTGCTCGAAGCTGTCAAGCCTCACGATCTGGTGGTGCTGTTCATGCTCCGCACCGGGGCCCGCCGGGGCGAGGTCGCAACCGTGCGCGTCTCGGACCTGGATGTGCGCCGGCGGCGGGTGCGGATTGAATCTGCCATCGACGGGGACGGAACGGACGGCGAGACGAAGTCGGGCGAGCACCGCGACGTGCCCGTCTCCCCGGACCTGCTCGCCCGTCTCAAAGACGCCGCGAAGGGCAAGGGCCGCCATGAGTACCTAATGCCTGACCCGGACGGGAACGCCTGGACCCGGCACAAGTGGCGGCCGGTCTGGAACAAGGTCCGTGCCACGACCGGGATCCCGGACTTCGACACCCACGAACTCCGGCACACCGGTGTCTCGTGGGCGATCCATGCCGGGGCTAACGTGAAGACGATCCAGCGGATGGTCGGGCACGCCTCCGCCGCGATGACGCTGGACGTGTACGGCCACCTGTGGGATGACGAGCTGGACGACGTCGTCGGCCGGGTGGACGAACTGTTGCAGGCCGAACGCGACGAGGCCCGAAAACCTAAACCTGACTGAAACCTCCCGGGAGCCGAAAATTCCTCGTGTTCTAGGGGTTTCCGCACGACTCATAATCGTGAGGTCGGGAGATCGAGCCTCCCCACCGCTACAAGTTCCGCAGCCCCGCCATTCCG